GATGAGAATCAACACCTCGCCATTACCCAAAACATAATAAACAACTGGAGAAAGGGTGATGATCCTGATATGGTTGAGATAATGAAGGAAGAGGAGCAGTGGACATATGATATGTTTGATAAGTGTGTGAATGAAGAGAAGAAGTGGGCAGAATACTTATTTAAAGATGGATCCATGATTGGTCTTAACGATAAACTTCTACAACAGTATGTTGAGTTTATTGCTAATAAGAGATTGAGAGGAATAGGATTAAAACCGTTGTATGATATTCCAGCAAAGAATAATCCATTACCTTGGACAGAGCATTGGATTAGTTCTAAAGGATTACAAGTAGCACCACAAGAAACTGAAGTTGAATCTTACATTGTAGGGGGAATTAAGCAAGATGTTAAAAAAGACACCTTCGCAGGATTTAAACTCTGATGAAGAGTTCAGAAGGATTTGGATGGAGATGGATCGTATAGAACCTCTTACACCAACTCCTATTTGGCATCCTGATAATTATAAAAAAGTGGATGAATAAATACTAAAATATAGTGTCTGGGAACCAGATGAAATCTTTTAGTCAGTTTAATAATTTAATAGAAGCAAAGGGTGAAGGAGTAATACCTGATAATGTGCAGAAAGGTAAAAAGATTCTTAAAAAAATAGAGCAACAAAAAGTTGCTGTAGATAGGAGTGATGTTTGGAATACCCAGTTTAGTGAGATAGAAAGAGATGCTAAAGGTAAAAAGGGAGAAGAGATAAGAAAGACTGTTGAAAAACAATCAAAGAATATTGATAAAGGTAATAAAGCATTACTAGATAGAGTTAAAGATAAGTCTGGAAATAGACCACCTAATGTTAAAAAAGGTGAGCTTGGTAAATTATATAAATCAGGAACTGATGAATTTGGATCTAGACAAGGATCTACAAGAACTAATAGTAAGATAAATCAAGAATTACAAGCAAAAAGAGCAGCACGTATAAATCCCAAAACAGGTAAAGCAACACAGAAGGGTGTTGAGAATTTTGCTATAAACAAACTAACTAAGGGTCTTAGCACTAAAGGTCCTACTGGAAGAGAGCAACTTGATAATGCTAAGAAACTTGCAAGTAATCCTAATAGTGCTGCATATAAGGATATTGAGAATAAGATAAACACTAGTGATTATGCTGGTAAGAGAGCAAAATTAGCAAGTGCTGATGAACTTAAGAAGATTAAAACTGATATAAAAACTTCAAAGACTATTGATGCAAAGGTTGATACTGGTAGAGGTTCTAAAGCACCAACTAATATTAAAACAAAAACAACTAAGACCCCACTTAACACATCAACAAGAAAAGGAAAAATTACATATCTATGGAAGAAGATTAAACCAACATCTAAATCATCATCTACTCCTAATCTAAATCCCGATCAAGTACTCCGACAAAACTTGGGTGCTTCTGGTATGGATAGTAATGTTACTGGTAGTCAAGAAATAACAAGATCCAAACCAACATCAACTCCTACTTCAGCATCAGGTAAGAATTTATATAAACCCCATCAAACACCTGGTGGAACAAATATTACTACAAATACTTCTCTTAGTAGAGATGTTGGTATGGATAGTAATGTATCAGGATCTAAAACAACAACTAAAAAAGTCGACGGTAAAACAACTAAACCAGTAATTAAAAATACAAAAGTTGACGGTAAAACATTTAAATCATTTAGTAAAAAAAGTAATGTAGCTAAGTTAAAGATTAGTTCTCTTGCTACTCCACTTATTAAGAAAGGTCTTGTTGGATGGAGTGCATATGATAATTTTAAATCGGCAAAAGGTAGTCCACTTAGGAAAGCTGTTAAATCTGCTGTTACAACTGCAGCATATTATAAAGGATTTGGTGCTGGTGCAACTTTAGGAACTGGTTTTGGTGCAGTCACAGGTCCAGGTGCAGTTGTAACTGGAACTGCTGGTGGAATCATGGGTGGTAATCTTGCACAAAAGACTGCAAGTTCTCTGTTCAATAAAGTTTGGAAACCTCCCACTAAGACTAAAACCTCTACTAATAATAGTAGTGTTGGTGGAACTAATGGTAAGGATAAGCCTAAAAAGTATACTGCAACAATGGGTGGAGTAAGATTGGGACAATAGATTAATATAATAAATACTCTAGTAAGAGAGTATTTTGTAAAATGTCTTATAAGAAAATTGAAGATATAGATTATCTTTATAATAATATTAAAGAAGAATTGGATGAATCCTTAAAACATTCTCTTGGGGTTCTTTATGAAGAGATGCAAGATGGTGGATACTCTGATGGTGCTATTACATCTTACTTTGAAACTGTTGATATATTTGAGTTAAATGAGAAATTAGAATTGCTTAGTGAGAATCCACTTAAGAATCCTAAGATCTGGAAAAAAGCATGGGATATTATAAGATCGAGAGGATCTCTAGTTAAAAGACAAGTTGGCAAAATAATAAAAAGAAATACTCCAGTAAAAACAAGAATTAATGTTAAAAATAAGGTTAATTCTACTAAAGATAAGGTTAGTTCTACAGTACAAAAAGGAAAGGAATTAATTAAGAATAATCCAAAAAAATCTTCTGCTGCTGGTCTTAGTGCATTAGGTCTTGCAACTGCAGCTACAAATAGTGGTGGTGGTGATAACAATGATAACAATGATAAGAAGGGTGAAAATAGATTAGGTCTTGATGGTAGTATCAATGTACCTGGATTGGGTAAAACTATAAAAACTAGAGAAGGCACTACTACTAATAATATAAAAAATAATACTAAAGTAGATGATAAGAAAGTTGAAGTGCCAGTTATAAAAGGTGGATCCTCTGATGGTGGATCAACAACTTCTGGAACTAAAGAACAGCAAGCTGCTCATCAACAAAAGGTAATTGCTCAATTTAAAAAGCAACAAGAACTTAAGAGACAGGCAGAACTTAGTAAAGATGAAAAGGGTGCTAATGAGTGGGGTCCAGATGGACAACCTAAGGCTAGTAAGCAAATAGATGCTTATCAGAAAGGACGTCCATCTCCTGCAACATTTAATACTAATCAAAGACAAACTAGAGAGTTAGTTAAGAGTCAATCAAAACAAGTATATCCTTCTATTACTGATAAAGATCTCAATCAGTTTAGTAGATCTAAGACATATACTGCTGATGATGGTAAAACACAAGTAGATAGATCAACTGTTTTTACTAAAGCAAAATTTGATTTTGGTAATATTAAGAAAGGACAAGAACTTGGTGTAATGGGTAAGAGTCAAAGGAAGAAATATGATTTAAAAGCTGCAAGTTTTAAAGAAGATTTTGATGCTTTTGATATTGTTTTAGGATATCTTGTTGAAACAGAACAAGTAGATTCTTTAGATGAAGCATTATATATCATGATGGAAATGGATGCTGAGACTATTCAGAGTATTGTAAAAGATTTTGAATTACTTGCTGAAGAAGCTGCTGACAAAGTAAAAGATGATCGCCTTGTTAAGTATGGTATAGGTCATGATGGATCAGATAAGAAGGGTGGTTCAGGACGTAGATCTGGTAAGAAACCAAAAGGAAAAACTCCTCTTCAGAAAGAATCTGAAAAGAAGTATGGTAAAGGTAAAACTGCAGTTGATATTGTAAGAGCGAAAATTGAAAAGGAGCACGGTAAAGGTGCAATCGCTTAACGAGTAACTGCTTTTTTAACTATTGCTGTTCCTTCTACTACCCTTTCGGTAACTCCGTTTGGGCTGGATATTATTAAGTCGTAAAAATATTTTCCTGCTTTTAATGTTTCTGTTACTCCAGATAACATTTCAATACTAATTCTGCCTGTTGTTCTATCATTAGCAAATGAAACTGCAAAGTCTGCAGATTTATTTGATGATTCGTATCGTTTTATTTGGGAACAACCAACATAACCTGTTAAATCTTTTACACTATTAGTTGCCGAATCCTCTAGAACAAAGGTTTGAGCAAAATCTGTTCCTGTGTATATTATTATATTGGCAGTGAATACTGTCATTATTTTTCGCTATATTTGAATATTTATGCTAAGTCTGTTAGGAATGGTGTAATCCAATCTTCATCATTGTTAGTAACAGTTATAATAGTTATACCTCTTGCATTTAATTTTGATACTAGTAAATCATATGATGCTTGAATTGTAGACATAGACATACTTCCCGATCCATCAATGAAGATTGCAACTTTAGAACCATCTGGTAATGAATCTAGTCCACATATTGTATACCAATCAGAAGTGACTGATGAATTTCCATCATCTCTATTAACTTGAATTGGACCAAATGTTTTTCCATTTGCATTTGTTCCTATATCAACTGATGTATCATTAATTGTAATTATATCAGATGATAGTATTATTGGACCTGAAGTGGATCCAGTTCTTATATGTAATCTAAATTTTTCAGTACCTTCTGTTATCCTATCTGCTGTTAGATACTTTGTAATGGATGTTTGACCTGGTCCAAGAGGATATTGACCTGTTGGTGGTAATGATCCTGAGAAAGAACCTAAACCTAAATCTCCAAGAGTAATACCACCTGATATTATTTCTATAGACCAGTAAAATACTGATCCAGCTGGATATCCTGATGTTGATAATGTAAAGGTAACAGATTCACCCTCATTGAGGTTGGTTGCTGTTTGTGTTAGTGCTTCTGTTAGTGCAACATTAGCTATTGTAACTTGTAAAGATGATCCTACAATAGTGCCTGATGTTGAATCAGTTCGTATATTTGCAGTAAAGTTTTCTCCATCATCCGTAATAACATCTCCTACTACATTAACAGTAAAGGTTCCTGTATTATTGGTAATTGTAAATGACCCTGCCATAGTGCCACCCACAAAATCATCTGCTGTTGCAGTTCCCGATAGTGAATAATATAAAGTAGTTGCATCAGGAACGTTTGTAGTAGTAACAGTAAATGTAACAGAACCTCCTTCATCAACTGAAGTTGCTGATTGAGTTACTGTATATGTTGGTCCTGCTGGTGGATTGCCACCTTGTATAAGAAGACCACCAATACCTTTAACAGTAAAGAACTTATCACCAACAGCAAATCCTTGATTTAATCCAAAAGAATATCCACCAATATTAATTCCAGTGGATGTAAAATTTATTGCTGCTGTAGAAGATCCAACATTTAGATATACACCATCACCTTCTAAACCTGGAAGGTAAATTAGATTATCTCCACTTACATGTGTTGCTCCAGCACCAACAGTAATTGTATCTGCAAAATCAAAGAGTGGAACATCTACTTTAGTTGTTGCTGCAATACCACTTACAACATTTGTAACTATTGGAGAAATTTCATAAAAATTTGCAGCAAGAATATGATTTGAAAATAATGGTTTATATGTTCTTAGTTGAGCCTTAAAAGACTCCTTTTTTTCATTAGTTGGTAATTTTAAAGAGGAACTATGTGGATATGTCATGGCAATAGTGATGGATCTACGTGTGAATAATATCCTTGATCTTTTAAGGTTTGATATAAAGTTGGATTTCCATCTTTCATTTGTTGAGGTGTTACTGCTACGTCAATATAACTGTTTTGCAAATGTTGTATTCCTGAAAATGGAATATTATCTGGTGTTTGACCATCATTTTCTTGCCTTATTTTTCCAGTATAACTTAGCATACCTGATTTATGAAATGCAGGTGAAGTATCTAAGAATGAATTTACACCATTATATAATGCTGGATTAATACTGTTCAACCATTGTATATACGGACTAAGACCATTACCAGCAAAATCATAAGTATCACCGTGATGATAGACTCCTTGATCATCAATATATGGATTTTTTGCTGCATATGTAGGATCGCCACCTAACTCATTTGCTGTGTGTTCGTTATAGACTGTTGTTCCAAAAACTAACCAAACTCCAATACCTTTTGGATTGTATCCACCAAGTGCTGGTAGTCCTGTTCCATGACCAAATTTCTCTATTGCACCACCAATACCTGCATGTCCACCTAGAACATCTGCTAATTCATTACTATCTGTTACTGCATTTCCAGTTGCAGGATCAAGCATAGCACCAGATCCTAGAGTTGATGCAAAATTTTCTTTTGCCCAATTTGGCCAAGGTATATCTGTAGGATTATTTTTTAGTTCACCAGGAACATGATCAAATGAACCATTTACTTTTGGTGAAAGATTATGAGCTACGTGTGCTTTTAGTCCAATGTCACCCATAATATATCCTTCAAACCAGTTTCTTAAATATCGTGATATTGCCCATTCAGATCCAAGTTCATTTCCACTACCACCATTTAATTGTGTGTGTAATGCAGCTCGTATTCCTTCACTATGTTGTGGGAAGAGAGTAGCAACAGTTTCAAATGCTTGTTTATAATCTGCATCTAATGATTGAAATGTTTCTCCTTTAGAATCAGATAAAAGACCACTACCACCTACTGCCCAATCGCCCAATTCACTAAATGCATCCATTACATCTGATGGAATGCCAGTCAATGCTCCCAGATAGGGTGCAAGAATTCCACCTAGAATATTTTCAAACTGCCATTGACCAACATACATATTCAATTCTCCAGGTGAATTGAAAGCAACTTCAAATACATCCCAAGGATGTCCTTCTACATGAACATCTCTAAGTTGAACATAAACTTTAATTGATTTATCCCACCACTCTGCTTTTGAAACATATCCAGTATTACCATCATTAAATCCATACCAAGGTTGTTCTCTAAATGCTAGTTGTCCTGAACTAGGATCGAAAATACTAATAATTACTCTTCCAGAAGCTCCTCCACCAACTCTTCTTGCAAAAGGTCCAAGTGAGTTTGATGCTTCTACAATTCTTTGTGTATAACTTGTAAATGGTCTTGGATAATTTCCACCACCACCATATGACCATGCAGTTGGATTTCTTCCACAACTACCTAATACTGGTAGATAGTCTGGACTTAGGAACATCATTGGTCCAGAACCTACATTAAATGGTGTAGTTATTGCTGTCATTATATTAAAGGTGATACATTTACAGTAGTTTCTGCAAGGAAATTATCAGGACATCTTAAGGTAGCATAGTTTGAACTATCAACACTTACACCAAAACCAACTTGAGTTGGTTGTAAAAGATAGAATGTTCTATTTGGATATGTATTTCTAAATTCTTCCCATTTAGCTGAAAAGTGAGAAACTGATTGTGAATCTGCTTCATCAATAACAGAAATGCATAATCTTTGAGCACTAGTTGGTTTTGTGAAATCGCAACCAGTTGAAATACCTGCTCTTACATGAACTCTACCTTCTAAAACGATTTCTTTCTTTCCACCTGGTTTGGTGAAGAGAACATCATATACATAACGACCTTCTTTTAGATTTGCAGTTGTCCAACTTGGGATGGACATGTTTATTTTACCTTCTGTTCTATTAGGAAATCCCACGGTAAAACTAACAGCAGTTGCACTTCCCTTATGTTTTCTTAGTTGTGCTTTTGCTGTATAGTTTGTTAAGTCGATAACCTCACCACCAGTTTCGAGCATATCATAGTCTTGACTATAATCTGCTCCAGCGATTATTGTTAAATTGTGAACGTAGACTGCCATTTAACTATTTATTACCAAACTTCTAAGTCCATTATAGATTTCATTATTAAATCCATTATACCCATAGTTAAATGAGGTATTACTATCTCCACTTACATATAGAATACCACCACCTATTTTTTCATATACGGTTATAGTTAGTGGTGGAGATGCTCCATATGAACTGGGAGTAGTATATACAGGAGTTCCTCCTGTAAATATTACTGTAGCATTATTATCTTGTGTTGCAGGAAGACCAGAGTTTTGTACAGCATCATTATCTGATAGTTCTGCCATACCCACAAATCCTAGATCACTATCTGCTCTTATTTCTGTTTCAAGTAGAGTTAGAATTTCATTTATATTATCTTTATTCGAGCATCCATTACCTTGAGGATTTCCATTCCACCATTCAGCATTGAACCACACAACACCACCAAGGTTAATATAATTTTTTAGTTTTTGTAATTTACCATTTGAAGTATCTTTAAGATCATCAAGAAGATGACCAGTTACAGCAGCACCAACGGGTTCTGCTGAGAATGAACTGCATTGATCGTAATTAACTCCAATATGAACTACACCATATTGACCAACATTATCATATGTTATTACACCAGGTGAATTTTCATTAATGATTCCTACTTCAGAATTAGCATAATCTAATATAACAAGTTGAGGTGAAATATCTTGAGTAGCAAGAACTTGACCTTCTATTACAATACTTTTTTTATCGTCTGTATCTGTGAATAATACATCATAAACATACCTACCTGGCTTTATAGGTCTTGTTGCTGTGCTTGCTAGTGAAACTCTAATATGACCATCTGTTCTATTAATAAATCCAACATTAAATATTGCAGATGGTTTTAAACTATCTGCATGCTTTCTAAGATGACATTTTGCACTATAACCAGTCAGATCTAATGAAGTTCCATCAGAGTTATCTAAGTAAAAATCTCTTGAGAAATGTGCTCCAGTTTCAATAGTAAAATTATTGACGTAAACTGCCATTAGTATAATTCTGATATTAGATATTTATCTTCTTTCTATATAAGGTAGTAATCAACTTCATGATGAATGATAATGTGATTGTAGTTGGAGGTGGAAATGCTGGATGTATATCTGCATTAATTTTAAAATCTACTTTTCCTGAAAAAAATATATCAATAATTAAATCTAAAGATATTGGGACTGTTGGGGTTGGTGAAAGTTCAACAGAACATTTTTCTGAGTTTTGTAAAACATGTGGAATTCCTATACTTGAACTTATACTTAGAGCAAAGGCTACTTTTAAAAATGGAGTTTATTTTAAGGATTGGTCTGATGAGGATTTTCTGCATAATATAAACATTAATAGTGTTGCTTCAACAACTGGTCATCATTTTCCTTATATGCAACAGGTTGTTGCTAATAATAGACCTAATTATGAAATGAATCATAATGGATCTTGGGATAATAGGATTCGTCTTTCATTTTTTAATGATTTAAATCATTCTCCAACTAATCAATTTCATTTTGATACTCATGCATTAAATAATTTTTTATCTGAAATATGTTTGGGGTGGGGTATTAATATAATTGAAGATGAGTTAGTAGGTGCAATACTTGATTCAAATAATGGTAATATAGCATCTCTTAATGGCAAAGATACAAAATATGATGCAGATTTCTTTATTGATTGCTCTGGATTTTCACGACTTTTATTAGGAAAAACGTTAGGTGTTAAATGGAAATCTTATTCTGAATATCTACCTTTAAATTCTGCAATTGCATTTGCAACGGAAGAGATGGATGAATATAACATTTATACAAAATCAACTGCTAGAGATTATGGATGGAGTTGGCAGATTCCAACTCAAGGTAGAACTGGTAATGGATATGTTTTTTGTGATAGATTTATTGATGAGGATCAAGCACATCAGGAAATGGAAAAGGTATATGATCAAAAATTGGATGTTACTAAAACATTTAAATTTGATCCTGGTAGAATGGAAAATGCATGGTATAAGAATTGTTATGCAGTAGGATTATCACAAAGTTTTGTTGAACCATTAGAAGCAACTGCTATTGGTAGTGTAATACAGCAGATGTATGCATTCATTCATTTCTTCCCTTCAAATAATATTGATGAATGTAATAAAGTTGTAAATGATATTTTTGATAATATATTTGATTATGTTCAGGCACATTATCTTGTAAAGAGAGAAGATACGCCATTTTGGAAAGAGGTTAAGTATGATTTGAAGATAAAACCATCACTTCAGAAATTATTGGATATGTGGGAAAAGAGATTTCCATTAGCACAGGATATAGTATGTAAGTGGGGAATGTTTACTGAATTAAATTATATTCCAATATTGTATGGATTAAAATGGTTTGACCAGAAAAGTGTATCTGAACAATATAAAAATATCTCAGATATACCAATACTTAATTGGGAACAATCATATAAAAGTGATATTTTATATGTTGGGCATAAAAATATTATTAAAGAAATTGTAAGAATTTCTAATCTAAATAGAAAAAAATATTAAGATTATGAAATGGAAGGAGATTATGAAAATCCCTGGTACTACAAAGGTGCAGCTTTCACTTCTGACGATATTGGCGATTTCTTCGGTTTCGTCTACAGGATTACTAATCTACAGTCGGGTAAACAATATATCGGAAGAAAATATTTCCAACAAAAACGTAAGCCTAGAGGTGGTAAGAGACGGGTTACGTCTGAGAGTGACTGGAAAAGATACTATGGAAGCTCTGACGAGCTTAGTGCAGATCGAAAGTTACTTGGAAACGCAGCGTTCAAACGAGAGATCTTATCCCTCCATACCAGACTCGGAGATGTAAATTACGAGGAAACAAAACAATTATTTCTTAATAATGTGTTGCAAGAATCACTTGACAACGGAGAACCAGCATACTACAATAGCAACATCCTTGGAAGGTATATGAAAAAAGATTATGGATCTTTTGGAAAAAACACTAAAGAATAGTTACGATTATGCGATTCATCGTATGGATGTATTGTGTAAGTTAGGAACTATTGAAGATATAGAAGATGCAGATTCTATTCGACAAGAATTTAAAGAATGGATTAAACCTACTAATGATGATCATGATATACTTTCTCTCGAATATTTTGGAGAAGGAAGTGAGTTTGATAAATAAAAATTACTCGGAGTAAAACTATGTGTCAAAAAATTATAAATGTACTTGCTGTTGCGTCTGCTGCTGTATCTGTTGCCGTTGTTGGCCTTGGTGGGTATGTTTACCTTAATAGGGA